TTCACAGTATCTAAAGGCGCAGTAGTAGAAACCTTTAGTTAAAAAATAAAACGGGAGCAAAATGAAACTACCAATCACAATTGAATATAACTCAGGTGAGCAAGCAACTTACATTGCCCAACCACCTGAGTGGGCAAAATGGGAAAAGCAGACAGGAAATACCATTGGTCAAGCATCTGACAAGTTGGGTATTTGGGATCTTATGTTTTTGGCTTATCATGCTCATAAGCGTGAAGTTGCCGGAAGCAAACCAATCAAACCAATGGATATTTGGATGGAAACAGTAGCCGATGTCATTGTCGGTGATGCAAACCCAAAAGCCATCAAGCAGGAAGCCTAAATAGATTATTGGTTGAGTTGGCAATTGCCACTCATATACCAATGAGCGAATGGGTTGAAGCAGAGGATATTTTAACAGCGATCGAGATATTGGAGAAAAGAAATGGCAGTTAGCACCGAGCCTTCGATTTTCTTTTCTAAGCGAGAGTTAAATCAAATATCTAGAGTCTTTCGCAAAATGGATGATACCGCCAAAGATGAAGCTAAAAGAAAAATTCAAGAATTAGTTGGCAAACAATTATCTGCAATTAGAGCAATTGCTGCCGGCAGGGGAAAAGTAGCGCAAAGAGTTGCTGATGGTGGACAAATTAAAAAGTCATCATTGCAAGGTGAATTGAAATTTGGTTTTGCTTCCCAAAGATTTTCAGGCGGTGCAACAACTCAATTTAACAATCGAAACGATGCAAAAGGCAATCGTAAAGGTATTGGCGCAGGTGCAGAGTTTGGATCTAGCACTTATCCGCAATTTCCAAGATGGTCAGGGCCGATGCCTAAAGGGCCGGGTTCAAGAGGTTGGTTTATATATCCAGCAATTAGAGCATCTCAACCAGAAATTATAAAAGAATTTGAAGGCATTATTTCTGACATTGTAAAGGAGTGGTCAAGTGGCGGCGAATAGTAATAGAGCTTTAACCCTTTCAATCGTTGCAGATATTGACAACCTTCAAAAAGGTCTAGCAAAAGCAGATAATGAGATTCAAGGCTTTGGTCAAAAGGTTGGAGAGTTCGGCAAAAAGGTCGCTGCTGCATTTGCTGTAGCTGCTGCTGCTGCCGTTGCCTATGCCGGCAAATTAGCCATTGATGGGGTCAAATCAGCGATTGAGGATGAACAAGCACAGTTGAGGTTGGCTGCTGCTCTACGCACAGCCACAGGGGCTACTGATGCCCAAATTAAGGCTACTGAGGAATACATCCGTTCAACTCAATTAGCCACAGGCATAACCGATAATGATTTAAGAGCATCATTCCAGAGATTGTCAGTATCAACAAAGGATGCGACTAAATCTCAACAATTATTAACACTTGCAATTGATATTTCAAAAGGATCTGGTAAGGATCTTAATTCAGTAGTTGAAGCATTATCAAAGGCTTATGAAGGACAAGACACAAGATTAGTAAGACTTGGTATTGGTATAACGCAAGCCGATGCTAAAGCAATGGACTTTACCGAAACTACAAAAGCATTAAGCAATCTTTATGGTGGCGCAGCAGCTGCAAATGCTGAAACATTTCAAGGCAGAATTGATCGATTGAAACAAGCATTTGAGGAAGCCAAAGAGGAAATTGGTTATCGCTTGCTTCCATTTATTGAGCGATTTGTTGATCTCATTATTAATCAGGTTGTCCCTAGACTACAAGAATTTGCCACATATTTTGATCCAATCAAACAAGCCATTAAAGACAACCAAGCGGCCTTTGATGCTTTTGCCACATTCATCACACAAGTTGTTGCTCCAGTTTTAGTTAATACTTTAGGCGCAGCATTAAAGACAGTTGGAATTATTGCAGGTGGCGTTGTTGATATTATTGGCAAAGTTATATCTGCAATACAAACATCCGTTGATGTTGCTATTGCTGCGATTAATGCTTTAATTGCTCGATACAATGCAATTCCAATTTTGCCAAACATTAGCCCAATAGGTTCATCAACTTCCGTTGGAACTCCATTTGGTCAAGCTGCTTCTGCGGTGGCTAATGCTCAACCCGCTACCGCTGCTCAATTAGCAGCAGGTGCTGCAAGGGCTGGAACAACTGTTAATAACATTACTGTGCAAGCGGTAGATTCTGAAGGTGCTGCAAGAGCAGTTGCAAAGGTATTAAATAACAGCGCATCAAGATCAGTTCCGCAGCTGTATAACTCAGGCATCAAGGGCGGATAATGACTGTATTTACTCCCGATTGGAAACTGACAATCAATGCGGTTGAATACACAAATGTTGCAATATCTGACATAGCCCATCAGGCTGGTCGTGAGGATATTTACTCTCAGCCCAATCCATCTTATATGCAAATTGAATTGGTTGCTTTGAATAATGAAAACTATAACTTAGAAATCAATGATGGAATAACTTTACAAGTCAAGGACAGCACAGACACCTATCGAACTTTATTTGGTGGCAACATCACAGACATCACAACCGAGGTTGCAACGGCAAGCAGTATTGCTGAAACCTTTACTTACACAATCCTTGCTCTAGGTTCATTGGCTAAACTGCCAAAAGTAATTTACAACGGAACATTGGCTCGAGATGATGACGGCGATCAAATTTATGAATTGCTTTCAGAGTTATTCTTAAACAATTGGAATGAAGTGCCAGCAGCTGAAACTTGGTCTGGCTATGACCCAACAATTACTTGGGCAAATGCTGAAAATATAGGACTTGGCGAGATTGATCGCCCAGGAGTTTATGAACTTGAAAATCGAACAGCTGATCCTGACACCACTTACAACATTGCAAGCCTTATCGCTAACAGCGCACTTGGCGTTTTGTATGAGGACAATGAAGGTCGCATCTCCTACGCTGACACAACTCACAGACAGAATTATTTAGCCAATAATGGATACACAGAGATTTCAGCGAATACTGCTATTGGTGCAGGATTAAAGGTTTTAACTAGAGGTGCAGATGTTCGCAATGAGATTTTTATCAATTATGGCAACAATTATGGATCACAGAAAAGCGCAATTGATCTAACAAGTATTGCAACTTTTGGTTATCGAGGTGAAACCCTAAACACAGTTCTCCATGATGCCGCTGATGCTCAAGCTGTGGCAAACCGCTTTATCTCACTTAGATCCTATCCAAGAGCCTTATTTGACAGCATTACATTCCCATTGACTAACTCAGCAATTGATGATGCAGACCGAGATGCCTTGCTTCAAATCTTTGTGGGTCAGCCAATGCGAATTACAGACTTGCCTGTTCAGATAGCCCCAACTGGTCAATTTGAGGGTTATGTTGAAGGTTGGCGTTGGAGTACTCGATTCAACGAATTATTTTTAACCATAAATCTGAGCCCGATTGAATTCTCACAAGTTGCATTGGAGTGGGAACAAGTATCAGCCTCAGAGGCTTGGAACACTCTAAGTGGTACACTAACCTGGGAAAATGCGATAGGAGCAGTAGCCTAATATGGCAAACACAACGAATTATAATTGGGAAACACCGGACGACACCGATCTGGTTAAGGATGGCGCAGCTGCTATTCGCACGCTTGGTTCATCTATTGATACAACAACAAAAGCCTTAAATCCATCTACAACTCTTGGCGATATTGAATATCGTTCAGCGACAGCAAACACAAACACAAGACTTGCAATTGGATCAACCGGACAAGTTTTAACAGTTGCAGGAGGGGTTCCAACTTGGGCAACTTCTGATGATGCCAATGCAATTCAAAATGCAATTGTTGATGCTAAGGGAGATATTGTTGCAGCATCGGCTGCTGATACTCCAGCACGCCTTGCAGTTGGAACTGACAATCAAAGATTGGTTGCAGCAAGTAGCGAAGCAACAGGTTTGAAATATGTTAGCGATACTCAAAACACAGTAATAGATGCTGCTGGAGATTTAGTTTATGGAACTGCTGCCGATACTTTAGGTAGACTAGCGATTGGAACAGCAGGTCAAGTTCTAAAAGTTAACGCTGGAGCAACTGCTCCTGAATGGGGTGCTGCTGCTGGCGGTAGTGCAGTTGGTTGTGTATTATACAAATCTGCTGACCAAAGCATTAACAACGGAACTTGGACTGCATTAACATTTAATACTGAAGAATATGATACAGATTCTTTCCACGATAATTCAACAAACACTAGCAGAATAACAATTCCATCTGGTAAAAATGGTAAATATTTATTTGCAGCAACAGTTGTATATAATGACAGTTCATCTACTGGGGTTAGAAGTTTTGGCATTTACAAAAATGGAAATGCTTTTGGTCAATTATATTTAAGTGCAGGTGTATCATCTTTTTATACCATTGGAAGTGGTAGTAGAATGTTAGACGCAGTTGCAACTGATTATTTTGAAATACACGCTTATCAAAATAGTGGCGGTGCGTTAAATATAATTGGCGGACAAACTTATACAAGATTCCAAGTTCAATATTTAGGAGCATAAAATGGATTTATATTTGTTTATTAAAGAAACTTATCCTGAACTTAAAGAGAGGGAATTTGCTCATGGGTCAATCAGGATACAAGATGATTCAGATGGCGCCGGTGCTTATATTGCAAAATGGGAATATAGCAAACCAATTCCAGAGGGTTTAACACTAGGCAAACCTTCCGCTTAATGTAATGAAGCCTTACCTATCTAAAGCAGCTGTCCAATTACGGGAACAAATTGATGACTGTTTTGTTGAAAGATCCAGAAAATCGGATGGTTGGATTTCAGACGCTAGGCATCAAAAAGTAAAATCGGATCACAACGCCTTGCCTTCGGGTGAAGTTTGTGCAATTGACATTACAGCTGATCTAGGTCAAGCCGAAGGCATATCTGCCTACCTTGCCGATCAGATACGCATTGCTGGCAAAACAGATAAACGGATCAAATATGTAATTCACAATCATCATATTGCCAGCAAACTATTTAATTGGCGTTGGCGTAGATACAAAGGCATCAACCCTCACACCAAGCACATCCATATTTCATTCCACCCAAAACAAACAGGAGAGTTCTTTAACATCCCACTACTAGGAGGCAACGCATGAAACTATCAAACAAACACAAGGCTGCAATTAAGTCATATTTAAGAGCTGTGGCTGCTTCCGGCATAACTGTCCTTTTGGCAATTGTCGCTGACATTCGCCCAGAGTTTGCAATCTTGGCTGGTGCGTTAGTTGCACCTATCGCAAAAGCATTAGATCCAAAGTCCGGTAAAGAAGCTGATTATGGAATCAATGCGAAATGAGAGCAAACGAATGGGTTGGTATCGCCGTTGGCGTATCCGCCATATCAACAAGTTTGTTAGTGGGTCTGCGCTGGGTTATTAAATCTTACTTGAATGAGTTAAAACCAAACGGAGGCTCATCAATTAAAGATCAAATGAATCGACTTGAACAGCGTGTCGATGATCTATTTGTTTTAATCTCTAAGCGATAATTTTATTTATGGCGAACACTCGAAAACCTATCAAACGCAAAAAGATCAATCGTCGTGTCGTTCGCCAATCTCCTGAACCATTAACAAAGATCGATCAGCATTACACCGCATTGCATGAATGTTATAAAGCAGCTCGTAAAGCAGGATTTACTCCAGAGCACGCATTCTGGTTAATGACCGAGCATAAGACTTTTCCTGATTGGATCGTAGGCGATGGCGGGATCATTCCTTCCATAGATCCAACTGACGATGAGGATGACGATTAATTAAAGCCAATCGTAGGTATTTAATAACCCCAGATTTGCAAATTCCACTTCACCATCAACAAGCTGTAAAAAACCTCATACGCATGAGCAAGCATGAGAAGTTTGATTATGTATTAAATTGTGGTGATGAGCTAGATTTCACTAGTCAAAGTCGTTGGGTAAAAGGGACTAAACTAGAATTTGCTGAAACATTGGATCAAGAAAGATCATTAGCCCAAGACATATTATTTGATTTAGGCACGACAGATATAGTCAGATCAAATCATACGGATCGGCTTTACACCACATTGCTTAAAGGTGCTCCATCGTTAATCGGTTTGCCTGAATTGACTTATGAACGCTTCATGGATTTTTCAAGTCTTGGCATTAAATTCCACCGCCGAGGTTTTGCCTTTGAAAAGAATTGGTTCCTCGCTCACGGCGATGAAGGTGTCATGTCAAAGCATGCCGGTATAACTGCCCTTAATTTGGCTAAAAAGTGGCAAATGAACACCATTTGTGGGCATTCGCATAGGCAGGGTGCAGTTCGACACCAAACTGGCTTAAACGGCCGTTATTCAACGATTTGGGGCATAGAAGCCGGTCATCTCATGGATCAGAAAAATAAAGCCAGTTATCTAAAATATGCTTCAGGCGACTGGAATATGGGATTTGTGGTGCTTAGTTTTGGTAAGGGTGGGCATTCGGTTGAGCTTGTGCCAGTCAATCATGACGGATCATTCCGATACAATAAAAGGTATTATGGGGCGTGAAACAGACTATATCGACCGCACGATTGATGACCATATCGATGATGTTGAGGATATTGGCGTTATCTAATCGTTATAAGCCACGCCGATAAATTATTGGCTTAAAAACTTGATTTAGGTCAAACTTTATGTATTCACAGAGATACTGTGGATATGTAGGGAGCGACATGTTATTAGATACAAGTAATCGAGGCACAGCCTTAGATTATGCGCAGCGAGGATGGGCAGTCTTGCCATTGTTGCCACGCAAGAAAGATCCGCACTTTGACTTGGCTCAAAGGGCTTATTTATCAGCTACTACCGACCAGAAACTTATTAACTTTTGGTTTGACTATGATGAAAACATAAACATCGGAATAGCCTGTTATCAGTCAGGCTTGGTTGTATTTGATATTGATTATCGCAATGGCGGTCAATTACTTCCAGAGTTCGAGCCAACTTATACAGTTCAAACCGGTGATGGCTTGCACCTTTATTACACAGCTGCAAAATCTGATGTATTTAAGGGCAAGTTAGTTGATGGAATTGATATCAAGTGGAAGGGTTATGTTGCAACTGCACCATCAATTCATCCGTCAGGAGCAACATATACAGTAATCGATGACCGAAATCCGGTTGCGATGCCTAAACAAATAAGGGAGTGGGCAACGAAATGAGAATCAACGGGATAACTATTTTATGGTTTGTGATAGCAACAGGCTTATTAGCCTACGCATTTAATTTATGGCAAACCGAAATTTACAATCGGGGTTATTGGTCTGGGCGTGCAACGGGTTGGGATATGCACCGTAGAATGACCAACATCAAGAAGCAGTCAGATGAGGTATTTGACTATGACAAAAACTGAGCAGCTCTTTGATGAAGCCATTTCAACGATCCAGTCAAGAGGTGTCATTTATGGGCATCCTTATTACAACATGGAGCGAATCTCTAAACTTGTCAGTTCGTATTTGGAATACCCAGTCATGCCTCATGACATCTGTATCTTTAACATCTTGCAAAAAATTAGTCGCTTGCAGGAAAGTCCAGGGCATTATGACAGTTGTGTGGACATTGCAGCATACATCGGTCTATACAAGACAGTTTATGATGCCGAGATCGACAGCGATTTCAAAAAAGGAGATGATCTTTAATGGCATTTAATCTTGAGGATTACGAGGATGTGGCTACTTTGAACAAATGGTTCATTGCCAATTATCCAATGGGTAGATCTGATATATCAGTTATCAGCCATGATCCTGAAAAAGGTTATATCTTGGTGCAAGCAACTTTATGGCGAGATGCAGCAGATCCATCACCGGCAGTTAGCAATATTGCATTTGGATCTAGAGAAACTTACATGGCTAACATGAAAAAATGGTATGTCGAGGATACTGCGAGCAGTAGTTTGGGAAGGGCAATAATAATTCTTAAAGGCTCAAACAAAACCGCTACAAAAGACAGCATGGAAACTGTCAAGGCAGATCAATCCTTTAAGGAGAAGTTGGAAAGCCGGCAAAACATGTATGGCAAGGCTGGATCTAAGTCAGCACAAATTGAAACAATCTTGAGAGATAGTTTTGAAGCTGATAAACCTAAAGATCCGGTTGCTTGGTCTGTTGGGGATGTTGTCGATCAGATAGCGGCATCAATACCGAATGAGCCACCTGCATGCCAGCATGGTCATATTCTTAAAGAGGGAATCTCTAAAGGAGGCAAGCCATATTATGGATATGTTTGTAAAGCAAAAGAGTGTGCGCCCAAATGGGCAAAACTTACAGCTAATGGAAAATGGTATTTTGAAGGAGGTGAATAAATGGGTGAATTACAAATTATTGACGGCTCTGGTCTAACTGCAACTTTTACAGATGATGGAGTTAAGGTAGAGCCATCAACAACTTATTGCGATCTATGCAACGATGACAGATTACTTCATGAGGGCGATCTGCTTCGATGCTATAACTGCCACGCAATCAATCGGATTCCGTATCATGCCTAATTACGAATACTTTTGTGATGGCGAGGGATCGCTGATTGTATTGGATTTACCAATGGATCATAAAATCCCTCAATGTCAAGTATGCAACGCACCTTTAAGGCGTATCTATACAGCTGTGCCAACTATCTTTAAGGGAACTGGATGGGCTGGCAAAGATGGTTAAATTCAAGTGCAATGGCTGCTCTGGTAATACTGAATTCATATGGCTGGAAGGTTATACAACAGCTTATGGTTTTCGTGTATATCAATGCCTTAGATGCAATTGCATTGGAACTAAGAATCTAGCAGAAGCAACTGACACTCAAGAGCCTGTCATTAGATGCACTAAATGCGGGTCTTGGATGTTCGTGGATCAGGAGTGCCATACATGTGCGCTAATCATGACGAAATGACACACAACATCAATTGGGCTTATCAAAACAAGCTGCGTGAGCAATGGCTGTTAGATAATCCAGATGCACAATACATAGGATGGATGTCAATATGAGTGTTGCCGGATACGATGAAACTTGGATTGAGTTAATGGGATACAGGATTATGACTTGCCGTCTGACCTGCGGTTATGCTGATGGATTTGGAATCGTATGATACCCTTAAACGCAAATTCGCTTTCAGAGCGAAAGGGCGATCTGCGAAGCAGAAAGATCGCAAGGTTTGGTTTGGTGATACCTCTGTTCATAGCCTTAAACATAGGCTTATTAAAAGA